CATTACCTAGATCCACGACAAGTTAAAAGGTTGCAAGACAATCCAGAGTTATTGCAACTTGGTGGCGAGAAAAAATATTGTACTTATTTGTTTACAGATGTTCGGGGATTTACAAATCTGTCCGAAACTTTACCGCCTGAAGAAGTTACACAAATCATGAATCGTGCCTTGACTATCCAAGCAAACGCGGTCCAAGCAAACGGGGGTATGGTGGATAAGTATATAGGAGATGCATGTATGGCTATATTTAACGCGCCTTTAGATTTACCAAATCACGAAGATGCAGCTATTAAAACAGCACTTCAGATACGACACGACATAAAAGCAGCAGACTTAGGTATTGCAATTGGTATAGGGATAAATTCAGGGCCAGCTGTTGTAGGTAATATGGGTAGTGATTCACGCTTTGATTATACAGCTATTGGTTCTGATGTAAACTTAGCTGCACGTTGTGAAAGTAGTTGTAAAGCTGTCGGCGCAGATCTAGTAATTGGTAAAAAAACAGCGGTTAAAAGTTCTTACAAACTAAAAAAACTGAAACCCGTAGAAATGAAAGGCATATCTAAACCTGTTCAGATTTATACTTCTGATCTTTGACCAGATAAGATAGCCGCTCTAATAGCTGGATCTTGCGCCAAGCCATCTTGTCGTAAAGTGACAGGCTCAATTTCAGGTAGTTGTATTTCACTTCTTACATCTTGAAAAGATCTATTTATATCTTGTAAATCTTGTCGAAAGTTTGGATTATCTAAAATTTCTTGAGCACTAGCTTGGACTTGCGAAATAGCTTGACCCTCTAGATCACGCAAAGGTTCGGATATAAGCCTAGGTGCAGTCTGCAATAAATATTGGTTTATTGCATTTATAAGTGTTCTGACACTACCACTATCTGTATTTGTTATTAATCGCACAAAACTAGGATTACGGAATAAAGTTGTCATAACTCCTAGTTGAATTACAATAGGCAGCGTAGCTATGTTAAAGGCATTTATAGCTAAAGCACCAGCTATAAGGTTACCAGGACCACCCCCTTCACCTTTAGTGACAAGAGATAGACGTCGTGAATATTCACGTAATGAATTTGATAAATTTTTACCAAAAAAAGCAGTCAAAGACTCATCACCAATATTATCTAAAGTAGCTTTGAAGGTTTCAGGATTAAAAACATCTCTGATATCATTTAGATCTGAATTTTTATAGACTTTATTTAATAAACTGCGCATAGCTTCTTGTCTTAAAACTTGAGCTTTTTCAGGTCCTACCGCTTCAAAAACTCTGTTAATATCACTAGCGTTCCTCGGCTTTAGTAAAACTTCTACTACCTCTTGATCCGTAGCACTTTGTATATCCCTAAAAACGTTCGATTTTTTTAAGTCGTTAATTTTTTCAATACTATCAAAATAGTCTTTGTAACCACGTATTAAACTACTTGGGTTTTCTGATAATTTTATAAAATCTTCGTTTAATGGTGTTGTCATACGACCTAAATCTTTGATCATCTCTCTCAACTTGGAGGGTTCATCAAATAAATCATCGAGTAATGTGCCGTAGGAATCTAATTCTTTGGCTAGTTTTACAGGTTGAATGATTCCATCGTAGTCCTTAGCACCTGTAATAGCCCTGTTTAACAACTTTCCTGCCAACTCATTTTTAATTTCTTGTGCTTTTGATTCATCTACTATATTTTTTGTTAAGTCATCTGCATCTTTTCTAAAACCTTGCAAAAATCCTTTTAACCTCTCAGGTCTATTTTTCTGAACAATGAAATCGAAAGCTTTATCAATATCTAGACCACCAGTTTTTTGGTAGTCTGCTAGTAACTTGGCTACGACTGTATCATCAAAAGCATCCATCCCTGATCTATAAAAAACATTAGCTTCACGCAGTAACTTTGAACCACGATTAACAAGATTTTTACTAGCTTCACTTGCGCCTCTTTTTAGGATGGCAGCTGCAATTTCACCACCTTGTGCAAGATTTTCTGATATTACATCTAAATTATCTGATATTTTTCCAATAAAATTAGTTAGTGAATCACTAACTCCTTTATTAGCACGAGCAAAAGCGCTAAGTTCGCTTCTTATAAAAAATAATTGTTGTATATCTATAGCATCTTCAGGAAAATAGTTTAATAAGCCCTTCAGGTCATAGCTCGAATCAAGTGCTTGTCGCAAAGAACCCCTTTTTTCTAAAAAACCTTTTACTGCATCTCGAATTGGTTTCACATTAATTATTTTTGCTGAAGCATCAGGTACCAAAACATTCCCAATATTTAAATCTCTGAATCTGGTATTTTTGATTTCTCGTTTTATCTGATCTGGTAACTGGTTAAAATTATCCAAATTTACACCAAATCTATCCTCCAAACCTCTTTTTAATAATGGGTTTTGACTGAAAAGTACACGCTCATCAACATCATAACGCAAAGCTGTTTCAGCTACTGAGCTGTTTACTGCCTCCTCCCCTGAAATACTTTTTGGTTTAAAAATTGCATTTTGTGCTTTTAAATAATTATCTTGTGCAGTTTTTTGAAAGTTTACAAAAGACTCATTTAGGTTCTCAAAAATAGCTCGTCCAACAGCAGCGGTACCAGGTGTTTCTGATAAACTTCCTTGTTGAATACCTTTAATAGAACTTTTTGTTAGTTCTGATAACTCTTTTATAGATTTAACACGATCTTTTTGTAGTTGATTTAATTTTTGTTCGAAAGCTTCTCTAGTAATTTGACCAGCTTCTACCCTTCCTGTTAGATCATCAAATCGTAATGAATAATCGCCTAGTTCATCAAGCATACTTGCACCATCTGCTTCTATTATATTTTTTAAATCTTGCATACGTTTTTGACGTCCGAAGACGGTTTCACCTGCACTTTGTACTCTCCCTCCGAAGGGTCTACCAAAACTTGTTTGTGATGGCGCACCAAAAATTGTAGCTTCTTTTTTTATTTCTTCTGGAGTTAATTTTCGACCCCTAATACCTTCAAGTGTTTTTACCTTTTTTGGGTCTACTATCCCTTTTACATATTCTCTAAGTATATTTATATCATCGACAGGAGCCTTCATGCCTAACAAGCTTCTATAGCCTGCCCCAATAGCCTCGCCTATTCCTTGACCAAATGCCCCAAGACCTGGTTCCCTAACACCGACATTAAAAGCTATATCTTGTAACTTTTCGTCTGATTGCCCTAAGCCTAATTCTACAATTTCCTCACTAGCTTCTCCTGCGCCGCTTCCTATTGCAGATTTAGCTATATTAGAAAATCTTGAGGTCCCCAGCCCTATATTTTTAAAAAGCTTAGCCACACGCCCTGCTGGACTTAAGGCAACAATACTTCCTACAACTGGGCCTACTATACCAGCAAAGTCAGCAAAGTCAGAAAGACCAAAACTGTTCTCATCTATAATAATATTTTTTTCAGATATATCGGCTTCATCAAACAAACCTTTTCTTGCTAATCTTTTTTGACCGTATGGAGTGACGGCTAAACGTCCACGTGTATCTCGTGTAAAACCTTTGCTACCAACATATTCTTTAATGACTCGCTCCTGTTCTTCATTATTTTCTGCAGCGGAAAGCCTAGCTCTTAAAACTGGTATTTTTATGCCTGTTTCTTCATCAAAATATGCTTTGTCGAAGAATTCTTGATCCTTGCCTTGATTATATTTACTGTAAGCAACTAAAACTGCATCTTGTTTTCTGTTAGGTGGCAATTCTACATTTATTACAGAGCCATCTGGCATATTAACTTGATAAACAACAGTTTCCATTTAATTTTTTTTCGACAATTCTAGTGCTTCTTCTAGACCAATATTAACTATTTGAGTTTTTTTACTACTTATTGGGTTGTAAGAAAGGCTTGGTGTTTTTATATTGTATTTATCAAAAAGCTCTAATATTCTATCTATTTCTCCTTGTGAGGTAGAAACCTTATCATTTAAATCAGATCTTCTTCTTACTAATATAGACCTTATGTTGTTTTCAGATGTAAATGCACCGCTCAAACCTTCAATTTCCGATACAAGTTTTGTAGCCAACTCTATGTCTTTGTCAGACAGTCTGCCACTTGATTGTCCTAAAATTTCTTCTGCACTACCAACCGCTATTTCTCTCAAAAGGTTTTCAACTAGGGTTTTTGGATCCGCTTTTGCATCTGCATCTAAAATTGATCGAAATTTGTAACCAATTTGTTTAGCATAACCTTTGATACTAGTAACATCATTCTTACTCAAGATTTCTTCTATTTCATCTAAAAAACTCAAAGATTGTTTACTTTCTTGAACTTTAGACATTTGTTGTATATATTCACTTTTTTTATCATCAATAAATGCTGGTGAGAGCTTATCCTTTTCTTGTAGTTCTAATAACCTAAGTTCTTTGGCTAACTCAGCGGCTTGTTCCTTATCTGTCTCTTGACCTAATCTACTACCCAAACTCAATAAAGCTTCTGCACGTGACATGCCTGGTTGATAAAAACTAGAAAAGGCAGAAGTTATACGATTCACACGTTTATTTCTGTTTTCTATTTTTTGTGCCGATTTTAGTTCTTTTAGAAGTTCATCAAAATTAGGTGGGGCAGGTGTTGGTGCTGGTGTAGGAGCTGGTGTTGAATCTGTTATTAAATCATTTAACTCCTGTTGGAAAGCGTCAGATTCCTCTCGTTGTTTTTTTGCTTGTAGCCTTTCTTCATCTAATGATGCTATTTCATCTGTATCTAATGTGGCTGCACCAATCCCTGCACCAACACCACCTATAGTAAGACCTGCGCCTATACCTTTTCCTACAGGCCCTATTTCTAGTTTACCCGCACCCTGCATCACGGCTCCTGGTATATCAACATTACTACGACGCAAGAGTGGATTTCTTGTAAATGGATTGATTTTGGTTGCACCACGCCCCAATGCAGACAAGATACCAACTCCACCCAGTTTCCCTAATATAGGAGCCGATACTAAGGCACCCGCAAGTTTTAGACCAGCTTGCTGTCCTTCTCGTATATTTGCTTCTAAGGCTCTTTCCTCGAGACTTCGAGGGTTGCCTAACCTGTCTAAGCTAGGAGCAAGATTTAGGTTTATAACTCTCGAACTTCTTTCTTCACCATCATTGTCTCGGACTACAGCAACGAAATATGAACCATCTTCTGTATCTATACGTTCTATTGTCTCTGTACCAGCAGGTGTGGGCACCCTAGCCCCTCTAAAGATTGGTTTGCTTTGCAAAACCACCCCGCCTTCCTGAAACATTCTTCTTTTAAATACATTCATTAGTTCTAATTATCATACCCTGCGAAAGCTTGATTTTGTATG